GATCTATGGCGCGCACCGATCACATTCAGGTTCTCAACGACAATGCCGAAGAGGTGTGCGAGGCGATGAAGCGTCTGCCAGGATACAGGATACTTGTGGGCATACCGTCCACAGCGGCAGGACGCAAAGAGCCGGGTGCACCATCCAACGCGGTGATAGGCTATGTGCATGAATTTGGCGAGCCACGCCGCAACATACCGGCGCGTGCCTTCCTTGTGCCGGGCATCGTCAATGTCACAGACAAGATCGCATATGGCTTGCGTCGAGCCGGCGAACTGGCACTCAACAACGACTGCGCTGGCATAATAAAGCAGTTGCACGCAACCGGCATGGTGGCAGTGAGTTCCGTCAAACGCAAGCTGACCACTGGACCATTCGTGCCGCTCGCACCTGCCACGGTGGCAGCACGGCTGCGCAAAACCAAACGTGGCAGATTGATCCTCGGCAACCTGCGCAGCAAAGGCACCGATCTGGGCAAATGGGGCGCTGACAATCTAAAGCCACTGCTGGACACGAGACAGATGAGCAACGCTGTTACCTACATCGTGCAGCTCAAAGGAAAGGCAGTCTGATGGCAAACATTGACGTATCCTTTCTGATGGACGATCCAGACTTCATCAACACATTCGAGGTGACACGCTACACTGAGACGATAGACAACAACGGACGTGTGGTTGCCAATACACCGGGCAAGCAACTCATCCACGGATCGGTGCAGGCAGCGTCCGGGCGCACGCTACGTATCATGCCAGAGATGAGCACGGTCAACGGCAGCATCGAGATATACACACGCTTCCGTCTTACCACAGCATCTGACACGACGATGGCTGATGTTGTGACGTGGCAGGGACGCAAATATGAAGTGGTGACAGTTGTGCCGTGGACGAATTGGGGCGCCGGTCATATCCGCGCTGTTGCTACGATGTTGAACGTACTCAGTCCGCCACCAACGCCGACTGTCACCACGAAGGGTGAGGACAAAGACCCACCCGACAATTCTCTCGTGCTGAACGACCCACAACGCGATGTCCTGGATGGAGGTAGATACGTATGAAACTATGCAAGGACTGCCGCAACTTCTCAGTACCACGCAACTGCCGCTCTGGCGTGGATGTGGTGGATGGCAGTCCGGAACTCACGCCTTGCGATGATATGCGTGCTTCCGGCGGCCCATGCGGTCCAGAGGCGCGTATGTGGTGGGGCAAGGCGCTGCCAGAGCCAACGATGGTGGAAAATGTCAGCCACATATGACAGCACACAACTCGGCTTCGTGCGGGAGACCAACTCTCCGCTTGAAGACCCAGGGTTCACCGATCTCATCCAACAGATGGTGGTTGGCATCACTGGCTTGCCCGGTTCGATGGTGCGCCCACGCTGGCAGGACAACCCACCCAACCAGCCGCCGAAGTCTGCCAACTGGTGTGCTATGGGTGTCAACGTCTACACACCACAGAATTATCCATACATCTTCCACGATCCGAACGCCGCTGGCGGAATGGGTCAAGATGTTATGTTGGATTGGAGCACTTTCGAGGTGCTCGCTTCGTTTTATGGTCCGGCAGCAGTGGCAAACGCCGGTCGCCTTCGTCGTGGCTGTTATATTGACCAAAACCTTGACACGCTGATAATCAACGGCATCAACCTACGTGAAGTTGGCGAGCAGCGCAACATCCCTGATATTTTCAACAATCAATATGTCGACCGCTGCGATGTGTCTCTCATCATGTCGCGAGAAACCATCTCACACTTCCCGATACGCAACATCATATCAGCAAGCACCGTGCTCATCACGGACACTGGCGCGTCTATAACTGCGGACACAGACCTTACCGTGCCAGAAATCCCCTTCATCTTGGATGACAACGTGCAAGGCATCCTCGACGAAGGTAGAGTGCTCACATAGAGATTAACAGGAGTATGAAATGGTCGCAGGTCTCGCAGTAGACACCGTGGTGAACGTGGATGTGATCCTCACACCCACGCCGGCACAGTTCCGCAACTTTGGCACGTTGCTGATTGCCGGTCCATCCGATGTGATCGACACGTCAGAGCGCATTCGCCGATACACCAGCATTGACACCATCGCGCAGGACTTCGGCACGACGGCGCCGGAATACCTCGCATCGCTGGCATACTTTCAGCAGCAACAGAAGCCGCTCGATGTGCTGATCGGACGCTGGGCGAAGACCGCCACCAAAGCGATCCTGCACGGTGGACTATTCAATGCACAAGAGCAGGCGTCGCTGCTATTGTCATTGCAGGGCATCACCGCTGGATCGTTCAGCGTCACGCTCAATGGTGTGGTGCGCAACATTTCTGGTATGGACTTCCACCTTGTAACCAATCTCAACGGCGCCGCGACTGTCATCAACACCGCGATGAACACGGCAGCGGCAGGCTCCGGTTGCAAATGGATGCCGGACTCCATCTCGCGCTTCAATCTCACCTCGAGTACCACGGGCGCCGCATCCACCATCAGCTACGGTTCGCCAGTCACGCCGACAACAGGCACCGACATATCCACGCTGCTCAAACTCACAGCGGCAGCCGGTGCAGCATTGCCTGTGTCTGGCACGGCAATTGAAACGCCGCTCACCGCAGCTCAGACACTCACCAGTTCGTCTCAAGCATACAACAGCTATGCGTTCGGCTTCGCACAAGCCACGTTCGCCGATATTGCCGATGCGGATCACGAGGCAGTGGCAGCATACATCGAAGCACTCAAGCCATCGCACACCTATTGGATCACCGACAACGACAGCAACATGCTGCTGAGTACAAGCACGACCGACCTTGCATACGTCCTGCACAGTCTCGGTTACAACCGAACCTATGTGCAATACTGCTCGTCTAGCCCACACGCCGCGTTCGCCGCCTTCGCCAAGTTTGCTGTGATCGACCCCACAGCGAACAACAGCATGATTACTCTCAAGTTCAAGCAGGAGACCGGCATCGTCGCGGAGGTGCTGTCGCAGTCGCAGGCAGACTCGCTCACCTCCAAGTGCGCCAATGTGTTTGTGATGTATAACAACGGCGTGGCGATCCTGCAGGAAGGCGTGATGTCTTCTGGACAGTTCGCCGATACTATGTGGGGTGCTGATCTGATGCAGAACCGGGTACAAACCTCGGTGTTCAATCTGCTCTACACCACGCCGACGAAAATCCCACAGACGGATGCTGGTGTTAATCGGTTGCAGACCACCGTCGAGGCCGAGTTGTCGTTCATGGTGTTCAATGGTTGGTCGGCACCGGGGCAGTGGAACGCGGATGGCTTTGGTGAACTGAAGCCTGGGCAGTTCCTCACGAAAGGCTTCTATGTCTACACGCCACCGCTTAGGTTGCAGAACCAAGCGGATCGCGCGGCGCGCAAGGCACCTGTCATGCAGTGCGCCGTGAAGCTGGCAGGTGCGATCCATAGTGCCAATATCGTAATCAACGTTAACCCGTAAGGTGATCCATGACCGTCTATAGTTTCATCGATGTTCAAGCAACCATCGTCGGTCCTGGCGGCGTGGTCGATCTGGGTATGGGTGCCGGCACTGCCGAAGAAGGCATCTCGTATGAGATGGCAGAAGACAAGGGCAGCATGGTACTCGGCAGCAGCGGCGACTGGATGCAATCGCTTCATGCAGGGCACAGCGGTTCCGTCACTGTGCGTCTGCTGAAAACGTCGCCCACCAATTCGCTGCTCTCGCTTATGTATGACACGCAGCGCATTGCATCCGCGCTATGGGGCAACAACGTGATCGTCATCCGTGATATCTCACGCGGTGATGTCATCACGGCAGTCGGTGTCGCATTCCGCCGCACGCCATCCAACACGTTCGGTAAGGAAGGCAACATTCTTGAATGGGGCTTCATCGCCGGCAAGATCGAGCCGATCTTCGGTGCTGGCACAGTGCCATTCACACAGGCGGCATAACAGATCATCCGAACAGTCTCCCCGGAACCTGACTGTTCGGATGTAGGAAGCGGGCGGGAGTCCTTCCTGCGCGGCTGGTGCTATCCGCCCGCTTCCGACCCAACACACAAACGCCAGCCGCCCGGATGCGTACCAGCCGCCCTAGAGCAACGGGCGGTATCTCGGGGCGGACGAAAGGATAACCGGCTGTAGCGCATCCGCAGAGGCGGGAAAACAAACAAGGGATAAAGCGATGGATATCACGCTGAACGGGAATAACTACCGCACCGGCAGACTCACTGTTAAGATACAGCTACACATCGCACGCCGGATCGCCAACACGGGTTTGCAGTTCGTGCTCACGGGAGAGGGTGTAGATGGCATTCCTGGTGGTGTTGAGAGGGTTGCATTGGAAGCTGGTATGTCTCAAGACGATCTGCATACCTTCGTGCCGAACCTGATGCCGATGATTAGTATGCGTGCACTCGGTGAACTCTCACAATCCGATTGCGACTATGTGCTCGACAACTGTATGTCCGTGGTGATGCGTCAGCAGGGCACGATCTGGGTTCCCGTCATCAATCAGCAGAGCGGTGCTTATCAGTTTCAGGATATGGGGCTAAAAACCACGCTGGAATTGGCAGTTATCGTGTTGAAGGAGAACCTCGGGGATTTTTTCGACATAAAGCCACCCAATTCAGCCGCACCATCCGAACAGAAAACAGCAGTGTTGAGTGGGTGACGCTGGCGGATAGTATGCAATTCCTGGCGCGTCCGGTTATGAAGGGCTTGTGCAAGTACGAAAGCCTGGTTGATGGCACGCTGAATTTGGTGGACTTCGCTGAGATGAATGACTGGCTGGACGTGCAATCTGAAAACGATGCGCGCTATGCCGATGCAAGCAGGCGGGAACAACATCAATGAGTGGCACGTCAGGCGGCTCATCAGTCATTCGGGAGTTCCTGGTCAAGCTAGGATTCAAGGTTGACTCGTCGGGTGAGCAGAATTTCAACAAGAGCCTGCGCAACTCGATGGTGCAGGCGAACCTGCTCGCCGACTCGCTTGAAGCCGTCGCCAAGAAGGTGTTCAACTTTGCGAAGTCTATGTCGCAGAGTTTGGAAAACCTGTACTGGATGTCGGCTCGCACCAACGTCTCGGTGCAAAACATCCAGGCAATGGGTAACGCATTCAGCCAAGCTGGTAGCTCTGCCGAAGAACTACAGTCTATCATAGAGAATCTGAGCGAGCAGATACAGCGGGCTCCTGGATGGGGCGCACTCCTCAAAAGCCTTACCGGCGTTGAATCTGCTGGTCATAATCTCGATCAAGTGCTTGAAGGTCTCGCCAAGCGTTGGTCCACGATGTGGAGCGACGAAGAGGCTGGTCGCTCACAGGCGCTGGCAGAAGCACGGACACTCGGCATCTCAGCCAATGCTGCACGTGTCCTTGCCACACAATACGATAACTTGGCTGAGAAGAGGAAGCAACAAGCCGAACTTGCCAAGCGGCTGGGACTCGATACCGATGCTGCCGCGAAGAAGGCTATGGAGTTTCAGAACAAGCTGCGCGATACGTCGATGGTGTGGAACACCGTTGTTATGCGTGTCGGCGATATGCTGCTGGACAAGCTAAACCCGGCACTTGTGAAGTTCAATGATTACCTGATATCTCACCAGGACGAGATCGCCAAGTACCTTACAGATCTATGGCATAAATTCCAGAACATCTGGACGGCTGTGGATCATCTCGTTCAGTCGTTCGGTGGATGGGAGCGAGTGTCGGAAGCATTGTTCGTCTTCTGGACAGGCGCCAAGGCGCTGGCGATACTGAACAGCATCCTCAAAATGGGTATGTTGATTGCCAAAAGTCCGATGGGTATGGTGTTGGCTGGGTTGGGCGTCCTGGCTGGTGCTGCTCTTGTCAACAAGAATGTGCATGATATGGTCGATGAGTCGGCGACGGCGGCGGGTTACACCAAAGCCACTGGACCGAACACCAAGATACCGGGCACAAGTATTGAAATACCTGGCACTGGCAATGTGGAATACAGGAAAGGCGATGAGAGACTCAATTTCACTCAGATGCGTCAGAAGCTAGGCATCTCAGACATAGGCGTGCCGTCTCGCGACACACCAGGTTTCGGAAGCAATGTTTTTGGTGCTGGTGCTGGCGGTACTGGAACCACTGGCACTGGAGCGAGCAATATCACAGCACAACCATTGCCGACAGGTGGTCAGAGTGCCTTCTACAATGAGACCTACAACAACCTCCTCAAGGCAGCAAAAGACGCGGGGATGGCCAACCCGGAGGTGGTTGCACGCATCGGCGCAGCGCAGGCGTCCCACGAGACGGGTCATGGTCAACATATAGCGCCGAATAGTAACAATATATTCGGCATCAAGGCGCGTCAGGGCGATCAGAGTGTTGAAGCGGCAACCACAGAGGTCGTCAATGGACAGTCAGTTCGTACGACGGCGAGGTTTGCTGCGTATCCAACACGTGAAGATGCGGCGCGGGGCTACATTGCAACCATCAATCGCAACCCAGCTTTCAAGGGTGTGGTGAATGCGCAGTCAGTTCCCGAGGGAATAGCGTCGTTGGGGAGCTATGCCACGGATCAGTCGTACCGTGCCAATATCGCTATAATGCATAACAAGATGAGTGGTGGAGTTGCAACACCAACATCACCCGCACCCGCAGCACCAGCAGCAGGAGCACCGGCACCAGACTCGTGGGAGGAACGCCGACGCAAGGCACAGGAACTTATCATCACACCATCACCGATAAAGGATGAGATTAAGGACAAACAGGCGAGTCTTGGTGCTGGCGCATTCCTTGCCAGCAGGTTCGGCACAGGTGATCCACTCACCTCTGCCAACCTATCAGCGGCGAACAACAACAACGTTAACATGGCTCAGAACACGACTATCACAGTGAACGGCGCTACCGATCCACACGTTGCGGCTGAGACGATATCTCGCAGACAGGAAGGTATCAACACCAATCTGGTCCGTAACATGAGGGGCGCTATCCGATGAGCCAAGCACTGAGCGTTCTCAACAATGTTCGCGGCGGCGTCAACCTATTCACGGGGTTGGCGCAAGGTGGCATACTCAGTCAGTTTGCCAGTCCACTGCTCAACGGCATCAACATACCGGGCTTTGGTCCGATCCTCATCAAGCGGTCGCGATCCATCGACAAGATCATCCCGAACGTGGTGGTCGAGGAGATGCACCGCGATAGACTAAGTATCACATCGCATCCGGTCGAGATAGGCGCTGCCATCACCGATCACGCGTTCAAGGAGCCACGCGAGTTGGTGATGCGGTGTGGCTGGTCGAACAGCACAGGTGGCTACGAGTCCTTCATTCAGAACACGTACACCACGTTGCTCAATTTGCAGTTGGAGCGGCGTCCGTTCGCTGTCTCGACCGGCAAGCGTCAGTATAATAATATGCTAATTGCGGATATCACCGTCACCACCGACGCGGCGTCCGAATACATCCTGATGGCGACGGTGCAGTTGCAGGAGGTGATCCTTGTCAGGCTGACGACCATTCGTCAGGACCCAGGACAGCAAGCCGATCCATCCAAGACACAGGCACCAGGTAAGACAGGCACGAAGATACCGGACACCACCGGCAAAAGCATCTCAGAAACGGTGGGCAATCCGAATGCGCCACCACCTGTGAGCAGTGCAGATTTTGCACCACCGGGTGGCGGCACTGGACCCAAAGAGGCATTTGGTCCGCCACAGGCGCCGCTGTCGCCCACGCAGCCGGGTGGTTTGGATGACTTCGGCAGACCCATCCCGACGATATGGAACAATACAGATGTTCAGACACCAACACCGACACAGCCGATG